CGCAGGAGGCAGAACATATCAAAAGTCCTGCGGCACTCCGCGCTCTAGTCATCAATACGCTCGTGCAAGTCGCTACTAACCCCGACTCTAAGGACTCGGTGCGCCTGCAAGCAGTCAAGATACTCGGGACCGTGACTGAGATAGCGGCCTTCACAGAACGCAAGGAGACAAAGGTCATTACAAGCAGCGCAGACGCTCGCGCTGAGATCATGGCCGAACTGCGGTCTCTCTCCAATGCCGGGGCTATCGACGTGGAGACCGAAGCCGCCGACCTGCTGGGAGAACTCAAGACAGCCGCCGTCGATACCCACCCATCCCCGACCCCCCAAACTGTCGATGAGGTAGCCCTAGTCCCTATGCATAGTATTCCACTCGAACCAGCCCCTATAAATTCCGATGCCACTTCGCTAACCCCACCCTCCTCAAATAGGGAAGACCCCCCGTCATCATTTTCCGCAAAATAGGGGTAGGGTGCCTATTTTTTAAGCACCAAATTTAGGATTTTTTATGGATACTACCGCAGTACAGTTGGATAGTGAATTGAATACTTTTGCCAGACCGCTATTTACACAAATAAATAGCCGACCAAAAGTTATCCACAGGGTCATGAGGCAGAAACGCTCCGACCTAACAGAGATAAAATGCATGGAGATGGATATGAGCCCGGCCCAGAAGGAAGTGTTTTTGGTAATTGATGAGTGGTGGAAGAGGTATGGGTATAGCCCGTCGATCAGGGATATTGCGTATGTGCGGGGTAAGATGGGTTTGGGGAACACGAAGAAGATTGTGGACCGGCTTGTATTACTTGGCGTGATTAAGAAGCTGGATGGTGTGGGTAGGACGATCCGGCCTGTGTATATTAACTTTCGGAACTTGGAATGATTACCCAAAGCTTGCTTGATAGTTTGCCGCCGCATGAGCTGGAGAAATTGAAGCGTCAGGTAGGGGAATACAAGGCCGCCTTGGAGCGGGAGAAGTGTCAGGACTCGTTCATGTCTTACGTGAAGAAGATGTGGCCGGGGTTTATACATGGAAGACACCATGCGGTACTGGCAAAAAAATTCGAGGATGTTGCCAGCGGGAAGATTAAGCGACTGGCTATCTCTCTTCCTCCACGGCATACAAAGTCTGAGTTTGGTTCGTTCTTGTTTCCGAGCTGGTTCTTGGGGAAGTTTCCCGCTAAGAAGGTTATGCAGGCATCCAACACAGGAGAGCTGGCCGTTGGATTTGGCCGTAAGGTGCGTAACCTTGTAATGGGTGAGCAGTACGCCGAAGTATTCCCTGATGTGACTTTAAGGCAAGACAGTAAAGCTGCTGGCCGATGGAGTACTAATAAAGACGGGGAGTATTTTGCTATCGGTGTTGGAGGAACTATGACTGGTCGGGGTGCGGACTTGGTCATCATTGACGATCCTCACACGGAACAAGAAGCGGCCCTAGCTGCGCATGATCCTAGCGTGTACGACAAATCGTATGAGTGGTATACGTCCGGTCCTCGCCAGCGACTTCAGCCTAACGGGGCAATTATTATTATTGCGACCAGATGGTCTGAGCGTGATTTGATTGGCCGGGTGATTCAGGATTCAGTAGAGAGAGGCCGTCCTGACGAGTGGGATGTAGTTGAGTTACCAGCGATCATGCCAAGCGGTAATTCTCTATGGCCTGAGTTCTGGCCCTTGGATCAGCTTGAGGCTTTGAAGGAAGAGCTGTCTCCTGCTAAGTGGAATGCTCAATACCAGCAGCAGCCCACTGGTGAGGAAGGCGCTATTATTAAAAGAGAGTGGTGGAACATTTGGACCAAAGAGGACCCACCGAGGTGTGAGTTCATTATTCAGGCTTGGGATACGGCGTTTACCAAAAATGAGCGGTCCGACTTTTCGGCGTGTACGACGTGGGGAATCTTCTACATGAACGAAGACTCAAACGACACCCACATGATCTTGCTTGATTCTTTCCAAAAGCGAATGGAGTTCCCTGAGTTAAAGGAAAAGGCTAGGTCGCATTACCTTGAGTGGGAGCCGGACGATTGCATTATTGAAGCCAAGGCTGCCGGTGCCTCGTTGATCCAAGAATTGAATCAGCAGGCGGATTTGTTTGTCAGGGGATATACGCCAAGTCGCGGGACAAGACAGCAATCAAACGATAAAATTTCTCGCATGAATACGGTGGCTCCAATTTTCCAGTCAGGTAAAGTCTGGGCACCAGATACAAGATGGGCGCGGGAATTGATTGACCAGATGGCAGCTTTCCCAAATGCGGCACATGACGATCTTGCGGATACTGCCGTGATGGCAGTAACAAGGTTTCGACAAGGCGGATTTTTGAGACTAGAATCTGACGAACGCGAAGAAGTGCAAGGCTTCCGTCGCAAAACTGCGTTCTATTAAGGCACACTATGAGCATCGAACAATCAATCAGTCAAGCGCCCTTGGGTCTGGATAGTCTTTTGCCGGAGGAAGGCCCAGACCTAGAGATTCAGATTGAGAATCCTGAAGGCGTTACCGTCAATATTGATGGCGTAGAGATTGATCTGATGCCAGAAGAAACCGAAGAAGACTTTGATGCCAACTTGGCTGAAGAGATGACATCCAGTGCATTGGCCCGAGTGGCTGGTGACATCATTGGCTTGGTAGATGCTGACATCAACAGCCGTAAAGACTGGGTAGAGATGTACGTCAAGGGCTTGGAAGTCCTTGGCATGAAGTATGAAGAGCGCACCGAGCCTTGGAATGGTGCTTGCGGCGTGTACTCTACGATCCTGACTGAAGCCGCTATCCGGTTTCAGAGCGAAACTATCCTTGAGACGTTCCCTGCCGCTGGTCCAGTCAAGACTGAAATCATTGGTGCGATTGATAAGCTCAAAGAAGATGCAGCGCAGCGTGTCAGCGAGGACATGAACTACCAATTGACCGAGGCCATGCCTGAGTATCGCCCTGAGCATGAGCGGATGCTGTATTCATTGGGATTATCTGGCGCTGCGTTCAAGAAAGTCTACTTTGATCCCGGCATGGACCGCCAAATGGCGACGTTTATCCCCGCCGAAGACATTATTATTCCTTACGGCGCTTCCAATTTGTTTAATGCCGAGCGTATTACCCATGTAATGCGTAAAACAAAGAACGATATTCGCAAATTGCAAGTATCTGGCTTCTATCGTGACATTGAACTGGGTGATCCAGTTACTATCCACACTGATGTGGAGAAAAAGAAAGCCGAAGACCAAGGTTATTCGCTGACTGACGATGATCGCTACCAGATTTTGGAAATTCATATTGATTATGACCTTCCCGGCTACGAAGATGAGGACGAAATCGCCTTACCTTACGTGATTACCATTGATCGCGGCACACAAGAAGTGCTGGCTGTGCGTAGAAACTGGGAAGAAGCGGATAAACGCAAGGTTAAGCGCGAGCATTTCGTGCAATACACCTATATTCCGGGGTTTGGTGCTTATGGATTGGGTTTAATCCACCTGATTGGTGGTTATGCACGGGCTGGAACTAGCATTATTCGCCAATTGGTTGATGCTGGTACGCTTTCTAACCTGCCCGGCGGCCTGAAATCACGCGGTTTACGCATAAAAGGCGACGATACACCCATCTCTCCGGGTGAATTTAGGGACGTAGATGTGCCTTCTGGCACCGTCCGAGACAACATTATGACTCTTCCTTACAAGGAACCGAGTCAGGTTTTGATGGGTTTGCTCAATCAAATCACAGAAGAAGGCCGTCGATTGGGCTCGATTGCTGATATGAACATCAGCGACATGGGTGCAAATGCTCCTGTTGGTACTACCCTTGCGTTGCTTGAGCGCCAATTGAAGAATATGTCCGCTGTGCAGGCGCGAGTTCACTTCTCAATGAAGCAAGAATTTAAACTGCTGCGCGATATTATCCGTGACCATACTCCCGGCGAGTATGAATATAATCCGGCTGAAGGCTCGCGTAAAGCCAAGCGTAAAGATTACGACATGGTGGATGTTATCCCTGTGTCTGATCCTAACAGCTCGACTATGGCCCAGCGGATTATGCAGTACCAAGCTGTAATTCAATTGGCCCAAGGCGCACCGCAGATTTATAACCTGCCGCAACTGCACCGCCAGATGATTGAAGTGCTGGGAATTAAAAATGCCGATAAGCTGGTCCCAACTGAAGACGATCAATTGCCACATGATCCAGTCAGTGAGAATATGGGCTTTTTAACTGGCAAACCACAAAAAGCATTTATTTTCCAAGACCATACAGCTCACATTGCGGTGCATAACTCAATGATGCAAGACCCCAAGGTAATGGGCCAGATTGGTCAAAACCCAATGGCTCAACAAATCCAAGCGGCCATCATGGCGCATATCTCAGAGCACGTTGCTTTTGAATATCGCAATGACTTGCAAGAGAGGCTGGGCGCTACACTGCCTGAGCCAGATGTGGAAATGTCCAAAGAAACTGAAGTGCAATTATCTAAGCTGGTTGCTCAAGCATCGGCGCAATTGCTGCAGCAACACCAAGGCGAAGCAGCTCAGAAGCAAGCTCAGCAGCAACAGCAAGACCCAGTAATTCAAATGCAGCAGGCCGAGTTGCAAATTAAGCAGCAAGAAGCTCAGACTCAAGCTCAAAAAGTTCAGGGCGAGTTGCAATTAAAAGCTCAAGAGCTGCAAATGAAGCAGCAAGAGATGATGATGAAAAATGGCGAATCACCAGAAATGATTGCTGCTCGCCACAATCAAGAAATGCAGCAACAAGTGCAGCGTCATCAAATGGAGCTGATGCAGACCCAGCAATCGCATCAACAAAAATTAAATCAATCACAGCAGGCCGCTGTTGCTAAAGCACAACAAATGGCGATGCGCCAAAGGGGTGAATGATGGAAACAAAAATCTTTGACATTCTCAATGGCAAGCTGGAAGAAGAGGTCAAAAGCGTAATGCAAGTTTTGTGTGATGGTGGAGCTGATTCCTACGATCACTACAAAGAGTTGAGCGGAGTTATCCGAGGTCTCCGAACCGCTCA